TAATACACTGTATTATCAGTGTACAATTCACGCAGCAATGCAAGGTCAAATTAACGTAGTCGCATAATAGATGACAAGAACTGTTCCTGGTACTGGTGCAACTATCAACCCCATCTTCGATGAAGTTTTTGGGGTTCGTGCAGTTGAGGTTACAAATGGAGGATCTGGATATTCTCCTACTGATCCCCCACGTTTAACTATAACTGGTTGTGGAACTCCAATTAGGGAAGCAATTCTATATCCAATTATTGATGCCGATTCTGGTAGAATTATTCACGTTCGTGTTTTAGATAGAGGACAAGGATATGATCCTTTAAGATTGCAAATTGTTCCTCAATCAGAAACTCCTAACGTTGTTAATTCATTTAATGTTAATAGGATTTGGCAATCACATCCAAACTCTCCTACTACAGGAAGTTTTACAGGAACTACAGATAGACTCAGAATAGTATCTGATAATCACCCTAAACCTACTTGGACATTAGCAGAAGCAGCACCTGGTGGCGGTCCTCTAGTCGATAGATCTTTTGACCAAACATTTATATATCGTGGTGGTAAAGATGTTCCTAATCCTGGTATAAGGTCATTTCAAAATGACAGAGTAAATGGTATATTAGCAAATGGAGGTTTATTACATACACCTGAGTGGGGTGTAGATGGTAATGCTCCCTCTGGTCATCAGATTGATGTAGTTAAGTACCCATATGTAAAATCTATGGATACTTATGATGCTGTTGTTGAAAATAATATTAAGTATTATCATTCAAATAAGGTAATTCCAGAGTTTGAATTAGATAATGGTGTATTTGATTGGGGTAATATTCAAGTCTTTACTTGGAATGTAAAGGTAGAGTTGGACAATATTGTTGTTGATGTAACTGAGGTTGATGAAACTTTAGGTGCTCTTCAAGTTGGTAGAATAGTTGACGAAGTATCTGGTAATGCGAGAGCAGAAGTAGCTAAGGTTGTAAGAAATAATCAAAACGTTGTAACAAGAGTTTATTTAAGACGTGTATCTACGGGTGCATCTTTTCAAGATCAAGATGTTTGCTTAGGTTCAAACGGGTTCCAGTTTAAAATTAATAGTGATCCTATTGCACTTACAACTGGTGTTTTCTACATTGATTTTGGAACAGATGCAGACGAGTTTGGTCCGTTTGTTTCTGGTCAATATTACTTTGCTCCAGAAAATATTAAAGTTCAAAGAAATTATTTAATTATTTGGAATCAATCAGATTCATCTAATGCTACTCATCAGATGCAGTTTAGCACCACACCTGATGGTATTCATAACACATCACCAGGTACTCTTTATTATCAAAGCACTGGTGTATCACAAGCACCTGCTGCAGATTATGAGAATGAGTTACAACCCATTTTCATAATGAACGCTGATGAAAGTTCTAAAATTTATTATTACTGTAAAAATCATCCTAACATGTCAGGTTATGATGGTGATGAAGGATATATGATTTTAGATCCTACGATTGAAGATCATGCAATGCCTAATAATTATTATGCTGCAGACTTCTATCAATCAGATGCAAACGATCCTAATACCATAGATAGATCACGCCATGTAAATGGACATTCTAAGATTCTTGGTATGTCATATGATGGATATCCTATCTACGGTCCTTATGGATATAATTCTAGTAACGCTGTAGCAAGAGAAGTATCATCATATCGCTTAAGAACTACTGCTGAATTAGCAGGTAATAGACCGCAGGTAAATACAGTATCTACTGTTACATATGCTGTAACAATTTCCAATGGTCAATTTCAATTTGATGGGTCACGCCCTTCATTCTTAGATTTAGAACGTGGAAAAACATATATCTTTAATCAAAATGACTCATCTAACGATAGTCAACACTTACTAATCTCTACTACGGATGATGGATGGCATGGGCAAAATCCTGTTGTTATTGGGAATACTGCAAATCTGTATTCTGGTAATGGAATTAAATATTATATTGACGGGTCTGAGGTAACCTATCAATCATATCTGTCAGGTTTTAACTTGGCAACTACTCGTGAAATGAGATTCACAGTTCCTGTTGATGCACCTGCACAGTTATTCTTATTTGCATATACAACTGCTGGTCACGGTATCAGGACTGTTCAAGAAGGATATGTGTTAGGTGACTTAGTTGGCGATTATATTTACGATGCTTCTGTAGGAACATTAGATGAGTATAATGGTAAGTTTGACTCTACGCCTGAGTATCCAAATGGAACATATGCGTACTTTATGACAGAGGATGGTAGTGGTAATCCTACATATCCATACGCCATAGGTCCTAAAATGTATGGAGAACCTATTGCTGAGGGCGATACTTTACCAGCTCCATCAACTACATTCCCGACTCTTGCTGAAGGAGATGTCATCTTAAACGATGATGGAACAGTCTCTTATGTCAAGATGACAAAGAAAGGGGACAACTACTTTGGTGCTGCTAGAGCAGAAATTTTAGGTGGACAAGGATCAGGTGCAGTAGGATCTCCTATTGTTCAAACGGTTACTGGTTTATCTTTACTTACACCTGGTAGAAGTTATGCAACTCCTCCAACACTTATTTTTGAAGGTGGTGGTGGACAAGGTGCTCAAGGTGCTGCAGAAATTGATACTCTAGGTAAGGTTACTTCTATTAATGTTGTAGATGATGGTGAGTTCTATCAGGAACCACCTTTCGTATTAATTACAGGTGGCGGTGGTATTGGTGCTAAAGCAGTCGCAACAATCGATCAAGGTAAGATCACAGGAATTTCAATCACAGATCCTGGTGCAGGATATACATCTCCACCTAACGTTGTCTTTACAAAATTAGTAAATCTAAAACGTAAAGCAAGAGCAAGACAGGCAAATAATTCTGGTACAATATACTTAACTGGTCTGGTCAAGAACGTTACAGCAAATGATTCAGAAATCTTTGTTGATTCAACTGATGCATATCCTGGTTCTGGTCAAATCATTCTAAATAAAGAAACAATCACCTATACCTCCAAAGTAGCAGGTAAATTTTCTGGTCTTACTAGAGGTGTAAACTTTAATTATGACCAACGTGTTATTCTTGACGCAGGTCAAAATGATTCACAAGGAAACTCAACTTACAAATTTAATGTTGGTGATAGAGTAATCCGTAAAGTTGAAAACGCAAATAACAAAGTTGCAAAGGTATATGATTGGAATCCAGCTACAAGAGAACTTTTAGTTACTTTTGAAGTTGATGAACTGGCATTCATTGATGGTGGCAGACCTTCCACTGAAGATGCTATCGTTCAGTTTGATGCAGGTGTTGCTGCATCTTCTGGAACAGGTATTCTTCCTCATACTACTGAAGCAAATGTAGGAAGTACTATTACGACGTTGACAGTTCCTATTGGAACAATCGCAGATACTAGATTTGTTGATATTGCTGAAAATGCTGGTGCTGGTGATGGCATTCCTGACTTAATCAATACTGCAACTGATTTCTTAAATCAGATTAGTCTTGATGGTGGTATCTACAGTTCTTTATATGGTATTGAGGAGACTCAAGGTGGTCAAAATACTACCTTATTCCAAGTTGGTGACAATATCAAAGATGGTAGTATTCCGTTTAAATTTGCGAACATTGATACAGCAGGTGCATTAAGTGATGGTGTTGAGCACAATGCAGGTCTTAAGATCTTCTTAGATGCAACTAATGCCAATGGACAGAACTATAGTGTTAACGAAGTTGTCACAGGTTCTGTATCTAACGTTCAAGCAACAGTTGTATCTTGGGATCCTACAGAAGTTTCAGTTATTGTTCAGAATGTAGTCCCATATAACACAGGTAATATTGCCATCGGTATTGCTGGTTATCTATATGAATTTTCACAAGATGGCACGATTGTTGATTTCAATGTTCAAAATCCAGGTACTAACTATTCTGCTGCTCCGACAGTTGCGATAGAAAATACTGGTGATATTCAAGCTACAGCAACAGCAGTTTTAACATCTGCAGGTGACCAAGTTGCTTCATTAACAATCAATAACGGTGGGTATGGTATCCCACAAACAGTTGACGGAACTTATAATCTACACCCCACAGTAACATTTACCAATGCAGGTGGTGATACTACTGGTGCAGGTGCTGTTGCACAAGCAATTTTAGGTGGAGAGAATCTTGTTGGTAACGCAGGTGCAACCTATCGTATCAAGAGAATCGAGTATCTGACAACTGTTCGTTCTAAATGAGCATAAATAAACAGGAGGACAATAGTCACTAGGACATGGCAGCTCTATTAACTGATCAATTTAGAATTTTTTCAGCGAAAAAATTCATCAAAGCACTTGAAGGTCCTGATGCGACTCAGAGCGACGACGCTGCTGGTTCATCTAGAGACCGAGTATATTTGTTTATTGGAAGACCACAAACTTGGGATAATGAAAACTCGCCCCCACAGGCAGTTGACTCATTCTCTGAATTTTCTGGTTCTTATGATGACATGATATCTCTTAAAAGGGTGCTTGCATCTGATACCGTACAGGTGGTAAGACGTATCGACTGGGTTTCTCCAGAAGAAACTACTGGTGGATTAGGTTTTACCTATGACATGTATCGTCATGATTATTCTCCTAGTAAAACTGCTGCCTCTGGTGCTACTAAACTATATGACTCTGACTTTTACGTTGTAAACTCTCAGTATCAAGTATATAAGTGCATCTATAACGGAACTTCTCCATCTGATCCTAATGGTAAACCTTCTACAGTTGAGCCTACTGGTACTTCCACTAGCA